AGTTATCCATCGCCCGTTTTCAGTCTGCGCTTTGACCTCATGGGTAGTCAGGAAAGGGTCAGCGGCTTGCGCGCCGCGCGCTCCCTCGTCCTCTACGGACTTATTAAACTGCGAAACCGCCCATTCCTTGCCATAGGTAGAGTGTTTCTCTGCCCATTCCTTCAGCCAATCGCGCGTTGCGTTGAACGTGTTGCCAACTTTCTGACGCTCTGCTACATCTGCTAGCGCGCGCAACTGTTTGGGCTTTAGGCGCATAATGACATTCTCTTGCTTTTGATTCAATCGCCCCTGTGTCACAACCTCTACGATGGTTGCTAATCTCATCGCTCGCGCTTCATTGCGCCGAACAACTCGATCCTCTTTAGCAACGGTGTCTGCCGCACGCACAAAATCTGGCATTGACATCGGTGGTCGCCTAGATGAGATTCTAAATTGCTCACCTGACAAATCGTCTATCCAAACGTGCGCGCCATTGATCGTAACCCAACGCCCGCCTTCTTCATCCGCCTTGATCGCTGGCTCTGATAACAATTCCGCTTTCAGCGCGGCTTGCTCCTGCTCGTCCAGCCGAAAGAACTTGAACGCGCTCGCATCGCGTCCTGATTCGACAAACTTTTTGAATTGGCGTCGTTCGATTAACTTTTGCTCCGCACTCACGTCAGGGGGTTCGCGCGTGACCGCTGACTCGCTTGGCGGAGTTTGCGCGACTTGCACCATTGCATCGCGGCGCGTCTCTTTCTCCGCGATCATCGCGTCGAGTTCCGCCTGTTGCTCCTCTGACAAATCGTACCCCAGCACACGCATCGCAAAGCGCGCCGTCGTGGGGTCGATATTGATCGCAGAAACGAGTTGACCGAGTGAAGCCGCCCGCGCCGCTTCGTCCTCTTGGTACAAGTCCATTTCTTCTGGCGCGAAAACAATCTCGAAACCCAAGCCGCTCAACCATTGGCGATTGAGTTCCTCCGCCAGCATCGTTGCGCGCGGGATGATCGTCTCATCATAGAATCCGCGCTTGTGTTCTAGCGCGGTTGCATAGTTTGCATCATCATCGAGCAGAGTCACAGGAATCTCAAACGCGAGCGCGACATCTTTGCGCGCCTGCTGTTTCAACTCAGGAATGACCATATCTTTCAGCGGGGCTTGCGTCGTTTGCATTTTCACATCATTGCCAACCGCCAGCACGCGAAACGCACTGCTGATACTTGTCATTGCGCGTCTGAAAAACCCCTGCACGCGCTTGTTATTTTCGTCCTCTGGATTGCTCGACAGTCCCGCGATGGTTGCAATCGTGAGCGGCATCGCGCCCTGCTCGAAGAATAGCGACGCAACGCGACTGAGATAGAACGATAGTTGTGACGAACCGAGCGCGACTGACGCGGGCGAAATACCCCAGCCCACGTCGTCCGTCGGATGAAATTCGCGAATGAAAACTATATCATCGTCAGTCCACACGCCTTGCGTAGGGTAACGTTTATTTCCAATCTGTTGGTAAAACTCGCGGCGGTCAGTTCCATTGTTCCACGTCAGATTGACCGTGAAGGGATTCAGCCATACAAGCCCTTGCGCGACATCAAAACCCATCTGCTCGTATTGCGTCCGTTGCTGCAACCAGGTTGCGCCGCCTGCCAGGCATAGCGCGAGTTCAGACCGCCAAATAACGTCAAGCAGTTTCGTCTCAAATGGATACTCCGCATCCTCCTCCGCGCCGATGCGCCGAAAATGAGTTGGAATTTTCTGGAGCGCGTTCGCGCGAATGCGTGCCGCACGAAAAATCAACGGCACTTTGGCGTAAGCGGTTTGAACATCCGCGACCTTGTTGCTGCTAACCTGCCCTTCGTTATACGCTTCCGCCCACGCGGGCAACGAAACTATCGTTTTGACGTTACGCATTATGCCTCAAACAAGATTTGCAGTCCAGATGTGATCGCCTTCAGCGCGAGCGCATCTGCAATCACGCGGTCATCGTGCGCGCCTTCGGGCGCGGAATAGGTCGGGCGTCCCGTGTTCGCGTTCGTCTTCATTTCGTACGCTTCCAACTCGTCAGCGTCCTCTTGCGGTAGTTTGATTTCGCCACGCTCCAGCGCAAGCGCAAGCGATTCGATGAGCGGTGGTTTGCTCGTGGCGGTCGTCTCGAATCCCGTGACGTTCAACCCGTCGCGGCGTAGTTCTTCGATGTTCGGCTCGCCGATGGAGTTCGATTCTGCGAGGATCGTATCCACGCGCCACCTGTCTGCCAAAACTTTCAGGCGATCCCGCTGAAAGTGAAAGTCAATTTGATTGAAACCGTCCCAGTCCACCACGCGCTTGCATTGACGACAAATGACCCGCAATCGTGTAAAATCATTTTGCTTGCCCCAGTCCACGCCTAGAGCAAACGAGTGGTTTTGATGTTGTCCAGGTGTATCAGGTCTTTCAATGACGCACGCCTCACGCACCTTGCGAAAGACCGCTCCCTCGCCTTCGAGAAACTCCGCCAGCACCTCTTGCCGATACGCGCGCTCCGTCATCGTCGTGTGCATCGCCTCGATTTCGCTCGCGGCAATGAACGGGTTTGCGCCGGTTGGAAAATGCCACGCGGCATACTCCCCGCCATCCTTACCGAGCAGATAGAGCGTCTTGAAAAAGTTTATCCCTCTTGGCGTCGAGAGAAAGAACGCATCACCGCCGAAGTCTGCCAGCGTTGGGCGGATGACCTCATTCCACGCGCTTTGGAGATTCGCAACTATCGCCGCCTCGTTCACGATGATCCGCGCGTACGCTTTGCCGCGCGCAGTGTTGGCGGAATCGAGCGACCACATATCTACCACGCCACGCGTGATGAGTTCCAGCCGAAAGTCTGACGCGTTCGCGCGCGTGATGACAGGTTGCAAAAGTTTCTCTAACTCACGATACGTGTCAAGCATCATCCGGTACGTCGGCGCGAACCACGCGGTTGGCTTGCCGCTGAGTGCGGTTGCAATCAATAGGTCATGACCAAGAATGTCTTTGCCGAACCTGCGCCCGCAGCACAAGACGTTGAATCGCCGTGCCTCACATTTTATTTGTGCTTGTGTAGTATGGAGTTGCGGTAGTTTGACTGTTAGCGTTTTCATACTGCACGCGAATCAGAATCTCGCCCTGTTGCTCTTGTGGTTGCTTGGCTTTGCCGTTGATCGCCTCGTAAATCCAGATCGCAGTTGCTTGGCGTAGAGAGGACGATTCATCGGGATTATCGCGGAGCGCGACAAGGAACGCGAACGATTTTTCCGCCTCCTCGATTTTGTTTAGAATCAAGAGGCGTTTCGCGATAGTGATCGCTTTCGGCTTGCGCCCGCCGCCAGGCAGACGTGGGCGCGTTTCTTTCGCGCGCTCTTTTCTCATTTTATTCAATCAGAATAGAGTCGCATCACACGAACGCGAGCAACGCTTCGCCGCTAGCGCGGTCTACGATGTCCTGCAACTTGCAAGCGTCAGCATAGTTCAGCCACTTAGAACCGATCTGCGTCGTGAGATGGACACGAACGGGATTATCGGGCAGGCGCGCCCACTCGCGGTCTAGGTTTGCGCGCGTCTCGGTGTCAGACTTGCCGCGCCAAACGACGAAGCGCATAAGTGGGTAGCACATCTGTCACCGCGCGAGCCGCTTGACCGTCGCCTTGATGCCGATTGCGCCCAAGACCTCAAGAACGATCTTGACGACGACGGGAATCCACGCCTGAACATCGGTGGGCAGTTTGCCGCCGAGCGCGTTGAGGGTTGCGATGACGACTGTAGCGAGCGCAGTCGCGAGCGAAACCCAACCATCGAAGACGATGGTTAAGCCAAATTGCTCATTGAGGAACTTGTTCAGGTCTTTGAATGCTTCGACGAGGATGTAAGTGAACGCAGAGACCAGAGGATCAAACATTTTTTCCCTTTCGTTCGCCGCGCTCACACCATCCAGCATAGCGCGCGGCGATGAATGACTTGAAACACTCCCAAGAGAATCGCAAGATGAATCTAACGAGTGACATTTCCGCTGACCCAGAGCAAAAGCAAGATGAATCCTGACGCCGCGATGACCCAAGCGATGACGATGAGCGTATCTCTATCATCGTACTTCATCTACGCTCGATTCGTTGCGCGGTTTCGCGCATGGCTTGGTCGTGCTGTGAAATCAGCACGTTAGTTGCGGCAACCTGCGCGGCAAGGGCTTTGATTTCTTCGGCAAGGCGTCCAGTGATGACGCTGTTCGTGACGGATTGCTCGCGCAAGAATTCGCGCCAATCCTGGTCACGCTTGCTCCGCTCGTCGGTTTCGCGGTTTGCGCGGCTTTGCAGTTCGTCAAGGAAAATCTTGATGAGCCGCAGGGAGAACCACACGAAGATTCCGACCAACGGGATTTGAATGAGAAGTGACAGAATGGCGTCAGTAGAAAACATCAAATTGAACCCGCGAAAAAAAAGACGCTGGTAGCCAGCGTCAGTGAGTAGGGACTAATAGACGATGCTAGCACCTACTCTATTATACCACAGGTTGTCAAATTAAAATAAGCGATTCTGCTTGTCCTCTTTCTTCGCTTCCCAGTACCGAATCCTCGCACGTCCAATCTCGACGTACTCTGGCTCGAATTCAATCGC